CAACATTCCCAACCCCAATAGCTAATTTATCAAATGGTATTACAGAAAAAGTTGATTCAACACCTAATTCTGTATTTATTTGTTGCCAAGAAAATGGATAAATTTGGTTACCTGTATAGGCAAGTTCCCAAGTTGACCTTTCAAAGTAAACAATTAAACGATCTTTAACAAATTCTACGGTAACTATTGCTTCTTGCGTCGGAGCATCAATAGCATTTCCTCGTCCTACTATGTCTTGCCTCCATGCATTTACATCTAAAGGAGAACCTATTTGGCAATACCTTGCTCTGTTTACATAATTACTACCAGGGGCTGCACCTTCCCATGTATTAAGGGCAATCAATCTATTTTTAAAAACAGTTAAAATTCTAGCAGAATTTAATGTACTACCAAGGGCATCTATAACAGGATTAAAATTATCCCAATCTACACCGTTATAAAAACGCATAAAATTGGGTTCGGCTTCATTAAAATTAGTTACAAAAAATATTCTATCTGAAGGGCTTGTACCAGTCCATGTTACACCCCAAAAGAAATCTGAGTTTGAACCACTCCATTCAGCAGCTCCAACAGTTACCTCACCTGTTATTCTTTCCCAACCAGAATTATAAATGTAAGAAAATCTAGTATCAAAAGCTATAGTAGTTTCATCATTTATTGTTGAGTTTTCATATGTCAAAAGCCCCATTACTGGCAAAGAAGGATACCAATAAATATCAGTTAAAGCATCAGCACCTGTAAATTGAAAATCACCTGTACCAGTATTAAAAGTAGCTAATGTTATAGGTGTTGTTTGTAACATAGAACCATTAACTATAACAACTGTAAATTTATTAGTTCCAATAGAAAACATTTGACCAATAGCACCAGTCGCGGTAGGAACTGCGGTTAAAACAATATCACCAGCACCATCAGTTGTTCCAACGTTTACCCTTAATCTGCTTTTTAATGGGTCATTCTCATTTGCAAAATATCTTGAACCAAATCGTTTTCTTACTCTTCCTCTAAAAACATAAGCATTGTTTAAAGTCTCAAAAGCATTATCAGGAATTAACCATGGTTTAATATTATTTTGTTGACCAGAATTTTCATCATAAGGGGCAATAAAAAAACGATTTGTCATATTAATATCCTATTGCAAAATAATTAAAACCATTAGTAGTACTGCCGCCTGCTATAGTTCTATAAGTTGAAATTGAAAAAGCAGTAAGACTAGCACCAGTAACAATGTTATAAAATATTCCTCTTCCTGCTGATGAGGCAGTACTTGGAGTAGCTTGTGCACTTAAAACTGCGGTAGGAAATGGTATTGGAAAATTAAATGAAGTAGATACAAGAGTGTTTAAAGTTATTGTAGCAGAAACTGTACCCCATTGAATAATCAAACCAGAAGGTAAGTATGACCAACCACTTCCACCTGCTACAGGTGCTGAATTACTTAAAATTGAAGCAGTGAAAGGTACATTTACATAGCCAGCATTATTAGCTTTGTATACATTTAATTCATTTTTAGTTGTAGTAGCATTTAAAAGACTATACAATGCTAAGTCACCAACAGCAATAACAATTGGAAGCACCTGTACTGGAAAAGTTATTTTATTATGTTTTCCTGCTCCAGCATCATTAAAGTTAACATGATCAACAGCAAAGGCTGTATTAATAGCATTAAAATTATTTAAGATTAATGGTTGTGTTATGGAAAGAGTTTGATTTGCTTGAGGTATATTTATATTTAAAGCCATGATTTATTTTCCTTATTTAGTACGGCCATCCACCAGGTCCAAAAAAACCAAATCCGTAAGATTTTCCTTGAGTATAAATAGTAACCGTTCTTTCATTAGCTTGTAATGTTAATGTAGAACGCAAACATAATCTTTCTTGCAGTTTAAACTCAGGCATAATCATTTGAACAGAATCAAGATCCATTCTATCTTCAAATATTTTTTTACTCGCTCCATAAGCAATATATTGCCACCATTGTTCTAAATCAGGACTTTCATTAGCTAACAATAGTTCTGTTGGTCTGACATCTACTTCTATTTGAACAGGATAAGCTTTATCAGGTACAGGTCTTATGGTAAATTTTGTATCATAAAACAACATTGCAACTGGTTTGCCAGGTTGATAAGCAATATTTTCAATAACAACTGGAGCTTGATTTTTAACAGCTAATGGAAATGTAACCGTAAACGCCCCTGTAAGATAATCAATCTGACCATAAGGTGAAGGTAGAAAAAAAACAGGTTGATTAGGTAGTCCTAAACCACCTGTTGTATTAGAAATAGGATAATCAATTAAGATCATTGATTCGCCAGCATTATCTACGGCGGTAAAAATAACATTATTTTGAATCATTGGTCTAGCTGTTGCTGTTCCAGTAAAGGTGGTTTGAACACCGTCTCCAGATAAACCAGTATTAGCTATCGCGTTTGTTTGAGGATAATACCCATAGAAAACATTTCTCCATTGAGTATAAAAAGCAGGTATACCAGCTATGTACACAGGTGGGTGTACACAAACGTATTTATTTTTAAAATTATATAAAGGGTTAGTAACTACTGTATTTTCTGTTTCATAAGTATCAACTCCTGGTTGTGTGTACCAGGTTAAAGTTGTTCTTAATGTTGCTAATCGAATTTGCTCAGGAAAATCATATAAGATAAAAGTATTAACATACTCATCTATTTGATTGTCTGTTATCTGAGCAGTATTAGGACTCCTTGTTAGCCTTCTAACCTTTGTCCTTATAGCACCTAATGTTGAATCTGCCATATTTTCTCCTGTACACGACATTTGTTTTTTAATGTAACAAATGCCGTGCTTAGAGCAATTAATATGGAAGAACGTTTTGAGTTGCTTGACTCAAAAGACTATTTATTTCACCTACTGGAACAACTATTGCAGGGTTTGACGCATATGGCGAAAAAGGTGGAACGGTTGAAACTGGTGGTAAAACAAATGCATTTAAATTTGTAGTATCTAAAGGACATGAAAAAGATGTGGCATCTATCACTTCAATAATATAAGTTCTATCATTGTCTATTTCCATTTGACAACTTTTTGGAACATATAGTCTAACAATTAATCCAGTTGAGTAATCATGGCTCGCAGGATTAACTCCATCCAACGTAGTAACAACCACACAAGGAAAACCTTGTGAAATAGACAAAACATTTCTCATAGCCCTTTGAAAAGTAGGAAACTCAACTGCATAATAGTTAGCCATATTTTTCTTTCAAACAATTTACATTTGAGTAACTTCAATTAAATTTGTAGGTGTAAAGTCTTCATCTTCTGCCATATATTCTAAGCTCATAAAAGCATATCTATGAACTTTTTTGGCTACTTTCATTCCAGCTGTTTGGTTGTTTGAATTTAGTCTACCATCAGCAAAACCGCCTCTAATACCTTGTTGACCAAATTCACCAGACAAATGAGAATATTCTTTATAGAAACAATTATTGTTTAAATGCCTAGCTACTCCTCTAGGTAAGCTATATCTTTCGCCGTCCCATAATTCATACATAATGTATTGATCGCCAGGATAAGCTTTATAACCAAAAGTTACAGATCCTTTGCCACCATCTCTGGCAGGATTCTCTAAGTTTTTAAAAATACCTGTAACGGTTTCTTTATCTCTATCACGTAATTTTAAGATTTCTTTAGCAAGCTGCTCTTTAGTCATCTTTTTAAAATTTTCTTGTGATTTCTGAATCATTGGCTTTCCAGCCATTTCTATTTTACTCATATTACTCCTTATACAGAAAGGGAGGATTTTACCCTCCCCATCATAGACACATTCTTAAAATATATTTAGTTGTTTATGCTAAATGAATTTCCAGATGTCCAATAAATAACATCGTTATTAGCACCAGCAGGTGAGTTTGCACCACCTACTAATTGAATACCAATTAAACCAGTATTTATAGTAGCATCACTTAAAATATCAACACCGCTATCTAAGCCTTCAGCTGTATTCATACCAACAGGCACTACTTGAGCTTGTGTAAATCCTGCTGCTGCTTGTGCAGTAGTAGGGAAAGCAAAAGCTGTAAATGCTGTTGTATCGATATCTACAGTAATAGAGTTAGTAGCTGTATCTATAGCAAGAATTGTACCTTGTAAGCTATTTATTTCTGTCATACCATATGAAGCGGCAGAACCACCTACAGAAGGAACAACAAAAGAAACAACTTGTCCTACTTTATAACCATGAGTAACAGTTAATACAACCACAGCTTCAACAGCTTGTGAGATGCTTACTATATAACGATTACGTGGGTAGAATATAGGATTATAAGGTATTCTTCTAAATGTACCAGCGTTAGCAGCTACGATTTGAGACATATATGCTAATGTAAAACTTACGTTTGCGGTAACAGCACCGATTGTAAAATCAATACTATTTAATTGCACACCGCCAGTAACATTATATAAACGAACAATATCGCCATTTGCTAAACCACCAGTGTTACCAGTAGCTACAACAGGAATAGCTGCTCCAGAAATTGTTGTTAAAACAACACTAGCACCAGGAACATTTAAAGAAGTATCAATTGGATAAAATCCAAGACCAGCACCTAAAGAAGCAGTTGTACCGTTTGCAGCTGTAATTTTACCTACACCAGCAGCCATACCATATTGCCAAAAGTATTGGGTATTATCTGTATAGTTTAATACTTTAATCCAATCAACACCTGATCTAATATTTAATGTTTGAGAAGCACCTGTAGAGGTAAACTTCCCTTGGTTTGTACCAGTAAATATAACACTCATATTAAACTCCTTTTATCTTAATGTTGAACGCATATTTGTAATCCAAAGATCGTTTAGAATCCTAGGCACTTCAGCAAATACATAACCAATAGTTACGTTTTGGAAAAGTGGATCTGAGAAGACCGGTGGACGATATAAGAATCTTGCAGAATAATTATCTTGTTCAACGCATGCTAATGCTTCCATACCTTGGATAAATGTATTGTATACATTGTTTCCTAGAGCAGACGCATTAGGAGAAACTGATCCTACTGAAGACAGCATAAAACGAACGTTGTTTACACAACCCCATTCAGATCTTACTACTTCATTTTGGTTAGGATAATTCCATTTGGAAATAAAACCATTTACGTTATTTAGATCTTTTGCTAATGCAACATGACCTAAAGCTAGATAAGCATCACGTACAGGGCCTGTACCAAATTTGTTCTCACCACCAACCATGTCCATGATCATCCAAGCATCATTTTGTAATAATGCAGAAGTCACTTCATCAATATCAGATAATGAAATATCTGTAGGTAAATCACCATTTGTACCACCAGTACAATTGTAGAAAGAAGCTGTAGAGGCTAACATTTCTTTAGTGATTTGATCTTCTGTCATACGAAGCGATAAGCCTAAAAGCTCAGCAGTTTCATTTAATACCATTCTGTTACTTTTATGACCACTTGTGTGGCGGGGTAGTTCTTCGACATACCCTCACGAGGTTTCCTCTCGTGGTCAGACTATCGAATCCACTTTCGTGGCCTTTTCGCTTAGTCGTTCAGCGTGGACTTTCTCATTAATAACTATATAATTAGTAATGAAAGAATAATTTCATAATTATTAATAATAAGGAAAATCATGGGAAAAATAGTTAATTTTAAAACTACGCACATTATTGCGGAGATTGCTTATTTGGCTGGCCTTATCGATGGAGAAGGCTGCATATATATTGGACATACCAAACAAGGAAAATACGGTAATGGTTATCAATGGCATTCTATGCTTAAGATCACCAGTTGTGATGAAGAGCTTATTATTTGGCTCGAAAACACTTTTGGTGGCTCTAAAGATTCCAGATATAGATGGACTAGTAAACAAAAATTTACAAGACCTGTTTATAACTGGCAAGCAACTGGACCAATGTTGGACTACATTCTTCCATTGGTTAAGCCATATCTTATAATTAAAAAAAAACAATGCGATGTTATGTTGAGATATCGTCTCACTTCAAAAAATATTGGTAGCAAAAGGTTGCCTGAAGAAATTATTCA